AATCCTTATGCCCTTAAAGGATAGTATTAAGCTTAACATATTATCCCACAAAGACGAGATTAGGGCCCTTAACTTTAATACGGGTGAGTTGCATATAGCTAAACCTGGAGATTTCATAGACGCCGTCATTGAGTTCCAGATGGCTGATGGCTTTACTCCGAAGTCTAAGCTAGCAGATACGCAGCAACTACAGCTAGCTTTCCAGACATTGCAGCAGGTGCCGGCGTTATCACAAGGCTTTAATATGCCTGACATGTTCGCTCACTTAATGTCACTTATGGGCGTTAAGAACTTGGAGCAGTACAAGTACCCAGCAGGAAGCAAAGAGCAGATAATGGCAGATGCTATGCCATTCCTAGCTGAGATGGTACAGCAGGCACAAGCCCAACAGCAGCAAGGTGGTAGGCCGCAGGCGCCAGTTCCAGCCCAGGGGAGGTAGGCTATGACAGCAGAGGAAGTACAAAGGATATTAACAGCCAATAGAGATAAGAACTTCGTCCGTAGGATACAAGCAGCGGGTATAAGTCCTGTAATAAATAACCCTGACGGGTCAGTGTCTACTATACGCATGGCTTCAGCCGAAGTAGATGGGCAAGGTATAGCTTACCCTACTATTATACAGCAGAAAGATGGCACCTTAGTACAGTTGTCAAGCACTGCCGCAGTGCACCATGCTATGCAGACAGGGCAGTATATCAGGTTTAAGTCTCCTAAGGAAGCGGAGGCTTTTGCTAATAACCAGTATAAGAAGGGTAGTATGTATGAGCAGCCACCACACCAGAAGTTTTTCTCAGGACACTAGGGCATGACGGTGTTTTAGCTTCCAGCTACAGTGGAGTGACCAATCTCCAGCTTCCGACGCTAATACATGGTTCTAGGGTTCAGTCAAGGGATTAGTTTTGTGGTTAGAAAGCCCGACAGGGCTTTATGGGCCTAGCAAAACCCTTGACGGGTTCCTAGGTTCATGTGAGAGTGTCGAGGGCGTCGGAGATAGAACGGAACGAATAATACACAAGGAGTTAATACTATAATGCAACTATCCAAGGAAATACATGCAGTCCCATGGGAGTTTGACAAGGAGGAAGTAGAGCAGCTACAAGTAGTATTCTCCTCCCCTTTAGTGCAAGCCTACCTACAATCCCTTAAGTACTTAGCACTATCTAATAGTCTAGTACCACCCGATTCTTCTTCCCATGAAGATGTTAAAGCAGCAAATGACTACATGGCAGGTCAGGAGTTTACTCTAGATGCCTTACTCGCAACACCCTTATACGTACCACAACTAACCACACAGGAGTCTAACAATGTTTAATAGTATGTTTGGGGGTAAGACCCCGCCAGCCCAAGAGCCTAAGAATCCGCCAGCAGTAGACGCCAAAGACCAGATTAAACCTAATGGCATGAACCCAGCTGACCCTAATGCAGCCGGAGTAGCTAATCCAGATGCAGGAAATCCGAAACCCGCTGAAAACCCCCTTGACGCATTTAAGGGTTTATACGATACTGCTAAGGACAAGGCAGAAGGGGCAGACACCCCAGCACGCCTAGAACTAACTGATGAAGTCATGGATAAGGTAATCCCCAGCCTTGACTTCTCTAAGGGTTTAAGCCCTGAGGTACAGCAGCAACTTGCACAAGGTGATAGCAAGGCTTTCATGGCAGCTATTCAGCAGGTTGGTGCTAATGCCTACAAGACAGCGATGCAACATAACGCTGCACTCATGAACGACCACCTAGATAAACGCTTCCAAGAGTTTAAGCCTACTATACAAAAGAGTGTGGCCTCTAATCTTACTTCCTCAGCCCTCTCTACTCTCCCTAATGCAGATAACCCCGTAGTAAAAGCCGAACTTGACCGCGTAGCATCACAGCTACAGTCTAAGTACCCAGATGCTCCCCCAGAATGGATTGCTAAGCAGACTAATGTCTACCTTAGTGAACTGGGCAAGCAGTTGTCCGGCCCTACACCAGAACAACAACAGAGACAGAACCTACCAGAATCCGTAGACTTTGCGGAACTGCTACGGCAGGATAAATAATAAACAAGGAGAAAAGCTATGGCTTTGACCACAGGTGTATTTAACACCACATTTAACCCAGCAGAGCTTAATACTCGTTCGTTCAATGCAGCTATCCTGCGTCTGTTTCCGAGCGGTACTGCCCCGCTATTCGCGCTTACTGCGCAGACTAAGAAAGGACGTGCTAAAGCGGCCACACACGGCTACTTTACTAAAACCTTCCAGTTCCCCACTGTTACTATGGGTGCTACTGCGGCTGTTGCTGCAACCACTACATTGGCAGTAGTATCTACGGCTGGACTGGTTCCCGGTATGATATTCCAAGTTGCTGCTACCCGTGAACTTATTAAGGTTCTGACGGTAGCCTCTGCAACCAGTATTACTGTAGTGCGTGGCTATGGTCGTGTATTGGCAGGCGCTATTGCTGCTGGCGTAGTTATGTCCGGTGTTGGTAATGCCCACATTGAAGGCTCTAATCGGCCTACTGCTCGTGGCATCACTACTACCTACGTACCTAACTATACTCAAATCTTCCGTAATGCTTGGGCGGTAACGGATACTGCTCGCGCTTCTATGGTTGAAGCTGGGTTTGGTAATGTAACTGAGTCCCGTAAGGATGCTATGCTAATGCACGCAGCCGATATGGAATCTGCGCTGTTCTTTGGCCAGCCTCAGATGATTACTACGGGTACTGCTCCAGAGCATACTACTCAGGGCGTTATTGATGCAGTATATCAGTACGCTCCATTGAACGTAAAGGCCGCAGCCGCTACTACCAACTACACACAGTTGGTCTCTATGCTGGAGTCTATGTTCAAGTATACATCTGACATGGGTAACGCTAAGCAGCGTATTGCTTTTGTAGACGGTACTGCTATGCGCGTACTGAATGACATTGGTCGTCTTAATGGTGTAGTTGAGATTACATCTTCCGAGACCACCTTTGGCCTGTCCTTTACTACCCTGAAGTTCTATAAGGGTACTATCCGCCTCATTGAGCATCCTATGTTTAATGACTTGCCTGCAATGGCTGGTACTATGGTCGTAGTTGACCTGCCTGCTATTCGCTTGGCCTACATGGAAGGACGTGACGCTAAGACCGAGGAATACGGTATTGGTGGTAAACCTGCATTGCAGGGTGAAGATAGTGTTGGCGGTAGCCTTACAAGTGAGTTTGCTTGTGAGACTATTAATCCAGCATCTTGTGGTATTATTAGCGGCCTGACAGCAGGTGCAGCAGGTTAATACATCTAACGGGGGGAGGTTATTCTCCCCCTTATCTTAAATTAAGGAGTTATGACAATGGGAAATAGTAACCAGCTATTAAACGCTATTAAGAATAGCCAGCAAGAAGAAGCTTCACAGGAGGCTGCTACTGAAAATGTAGAGACCAATCCTGTAGTAGAAGAAGTGTCTTGGCAGCCTAAAGAGGGGGAAGTACTCTTTGAGCCTTCTACTGAGGGTGCCTTGATTCGCACGGCGCTGCCTACTGGCAGAGAGGTAGGTTTCCCCTACATTGCCTCAGATAAGGAAGAGGTTGAGTTCCTTACTGCTTTCGCAGACCACCATGGTGGCTTGAACGTGGTTAAAGGCTAATGGCACTAGGGGATGTAATATCCTCCGTACTAGACGTAACGGGGCGACCAGATAAGGAGACTTATGCTAGGTCGTCCGTTACGTCCTTAGTGCGTATGCTGGCGGGGCTAAGAGACCATCCGCTAGCACTTGTCGATGCTCCTCAAACAGTTTCTAAGTCTCTGTTACTGCATACTATAGTAGCTCCCGCAGACCTACGAGAAGTGGCCTACATTCGGCCTACCCCATTTAATGCCTTTCTTACTAGGATAGACCCCCGTAAGGCTATGCACAATGGGTTGCCAGTGGTTAACTGCTACTATCGCAGGGGAACAGATATTATAGTAAATCTACAGCAAGGTCACCAGACAGATACATTAGTGTTTGGTTATTATGCTCATCCCACTACCCTTGTAGCAGACACAGATACTAACTGGGTCTTAGATGACTATCAGGATGTACTAATTGATTTGCTCTGCGCTAAGGTGTTTCGAGTCACGGGAGATTTAAGTAGTGCAGGTGCTTTAGAGTCTAGTACAGTAGTTCGCATCCAGCAGATTATTGATAGTGCTTCCTAATGCTAGGGCGCAATACTGCATTTAGTACCCCGCCTACTTCTAGTACTAGTGGAGGCATCGCAGGTGGTGGTGGTACTACCCCTATAACAGTATCACTTATAGCCGGTGAGGCTTTAGGCTATCCTAGAGTAGTAAATATAATAGCAGGCAAGGCCTTCCTATTCAATCCCCTTACTGCTATTGCTGGCTCTGTGGTGGGACTAACTACTGCTAGTGTGGCCCTAGGGGCAGCCGCTACTATCCAGCCAAGAGGAGAACTTTCCTATACAGGCTGGGGATTAGTTACTGATAAAGTCATGTATGCAGGTGCTAATGGCGTATTGAGTGCTACCCCACCAAGTGCTGGCTTGGTACAACCTATCGGAGTAGCTTTAACTCCCGACATATTACTTATTCGGCCTAGTGTCGCAATAGCTTAAACAGGAGATATACAATGGCAAGTACTTTACAGTTAATTTCAGGTGTTATTACTCGAGTAGTAGCAAACATTACTTCAGCAGGAGCAGCAGATGCTGGTAAGCTGGTACAGTTAGATGGCACCGGTAAACTTAGCACTTCCTTACTGCCTGCAGCAGCACTTAACAATAATGAGGACTATGCATTGGCCGCTTCAGAGGCTCTTAGTGCAGGGGATATTATCAATGTTTGGAATAATGGTGGCGTAGCTAATATGCGTAAGGCAGATGCTACCGACTCCACTAAGCCTCCTATGGGCTATGTTAGTGCCGCCGTGGCATTAGGTGCTACTGGCACTGCCCGTTTAGGCAATGGGGTTATAGTAGGTATGGTGGGCTTAACTATTGGGGCAAGGTATTACTTATCCGCTGCTACTCCGGGCGCAATTACCCTCACCCCTCCTTCAGTCATCGGTAATGTCGTATATGCTATAGGCCGCGCCAAGTCAACTACAGAGTTTAACTATGTGGATGACACTACTCCGGTAGTATTAGGCTAATCTAATGGCTCTTAGAACTCCCTTAGTTCTAATTAACGGGGAAATTAGTACCCTTCCTGCGGCAGATACCATAAGTACTGGCGCATCAGAGGATGTAGGCATTCCTTACAGGCTAACTAATCAGGTTAAGGTTGTCCCTACAGATTTCCAGTACCTTATTAGTGGCAGGTTAATTCTGGGAGGCAGTAGTATATTACGAGTGGCAGGACAGGCGGTAGTAATATGAGTGAAATCCAAGTAGTTGCTAATTCGGTTACCCCGACCCCACCACCAGCGGGCTACCTTGCTCTATACGCTAAATCAGATGGGCTATGGTATGTACAAGACAGTGCAGGAGCGGAAACTTTAGTAGGCCCTGTTACTAGTGTTGCAGGTAAGGTAGGAGTCGTTACACTAGTTAAAGCAGATGTAGGTTTAGGGCTAGTAGATAATACTAGTGACGCTAACAAACCTGTAAGTACTGCGCAGCAGGCAGCGTTAGACTTAAAATTAAATGCGGCATTGAGGGAAGCAGTTAATGGTGTAGCTGGACTTGACGCTAATCTTGAGGTTATTAAGCCACAGGCAGGTGCGGGGCAAGAGGTTACTGCTGGTAGGCCGTATAGTGTAAAGCTAGCCGATGGCACATGGGGTGTTGGTATATCTAATGGTGGTATAGGCAATGTTAATGACCCTCTTGTGCATATCCCGTTCCGCCGTGCCAATGATGAAGTAAGGCTGTCAGGCACGCAGACGTTTATCCGTGCATCTACTGGCACATATATTGACCCGCTAGATGGATTGATTAAAACCGCAGCTATTGATACGCCACGTTTTGAGCGCATGGCTGATGGCGGCGTTGGTATTCTGCTGGAAGGGGCGAGTACGAACTATTGCCTATACTCTCAAGATTTCAGCAATGCTGTCTGGAACAAATACAACTCTACGGTTACTATAAATACAACAACCAGCCCTGACGGAACATTGTCTGCTGATACTCTGACTGACAACACGGCTAGTGGAACACATGCTATAGGGCAGCTTGGGATTATTCCTGCTGGGGCACAGACTACATACGCAATATTACAAGCAGGGACATCACAATATGCTAGCGTGCAGGTGTACAACCTGACCGACACATCAGTCGCACAGGCAACATTTGATTTAGTAAACGGGACAGTGGTCTCTACTACATCTGGAACAGCGAAGATTTCACCTATGGCTAATGGCTTTTATAAGTGTGAAGTAAGTGGAACCGGAACCGTTGTATCTGATGTTTATGTGTATATTAACAACGGCTCAAGTGTTATATTCACCGGCACCGGCTCTGGCACAATAAACATCTGGCACATGCAGGGCGAAAACCTACCCTTCGCCTCAAGCTACATCCCCACTACAACGGCGGCTGTTACGAGGGCGGCGGATAATTTGACATTAGCCCTAAGCGGCAACTATCCTGGTGCCAAGGGCATGAGCATCATAGCCGACGCAGAGTTCTCGATACTAAGTGGAGAGGATAACATATATCGCATCAATGAGGCTGGTGCTTACCACTGGCTACGGAGGTTAAATAACGCAGTCTCAGTAGCTACCGGAGGTAACACGGCTGGTACTAGTTTATCGGGTATAGCAGCAAACACAGTACACCGTATAGGCATGGTGGTTGACTCGACTACGATTACAGCAACGCTCGATGGTGTAATGGGCACGCCTACTACGAATGTTGGTACGAGTATCCCAACTACTGCAATCGCCATAGGCTTATTCTCTCAACGTTTGCATGTCCGCAACTTCCGCATCTACGATCGCGCACTAACTGCGTCAGAAATAGCAGCCGCCTAAGGAGATATTATGAGAGATATTATAACCTACTCGCCAGACGTTACGGCACTACTCGCAGAAGTAGCAGACAAAATGCCGGATTATCTAATCAAGGATGAGAACGATAAGCCGGTAGGATTTGCTGTAACCAAAACGCCTACAGTACGCAAAGGCAACGAGACGCTATCAGTGGTACGCTGTACTGCTGCTGAGGTCAAGCTACTACGTAGCCTTAAATCAATAACCGTACTGGCTGATGTACCTATGGGCGGCGACCTGCTGGCAGCGATGACAAAGACAGGCCGTGCTAAGTATGACTCAGTACATGACCAAACGCCGTATGAGGTTACAGATGATACGGGTAAAGTTATTGCCACAGTGACACCGCCTGCTTTGATTGGGGCGTTCGCGTGAACAACAATCGCACGCTAATCACTCATATACGTACAGACCCTAATGCGTCTAAACATGCAGCTATCGGCTCATGCATGTCTGCTGTTGGGATACTCTGTGCAGGATTCGCAGGGGGGCTGGCTTGGCTGGCTCCTCTGCTATTCCCCTTATGCGCAGGCGTAGGCATTGAGGTATTGCAGCGACTACAAGGCGGCAAGAACACAAACCGTGAGAGCATGATGGATATACTTACAACGTGGCTATGGCCGCTCTACTACATTATATAAGGATTAACTGATGGAACAGTTGGAACGTGAGCTTATAGAGCTAAAGGCCAGTGTCAAAAGTCTGATTGATAGTCAGTCAGAGATGCAGAAAGCACTTACACGTATTGCTGACGCAGTGTCACACAACGAGGCTATGCGTAATGACATAAGCCGTCATGGGGATGAAATCAATCTGATGCGTAAACGCTATCATGAGCAAGCATCATTCCTATCTGCTCGGCCTTGTGATAACCATAAGCGTGATATTGAAAGGTTGACTATGAGGGCTGATGACATTGAACAACGAGTTGAGACCATAGAGAATGAGATACCAACAATTAGGCTGTCATCTTCGTGGGTGTTCAAAGCTTTGCTTGGCATCGTAGGGCTACTCGGCACGGTCAGTGTAGGCATATTGGTTCACTGGATGGAAGGAGGTTTCGGAACATGAGATTACAAGCATTATTAGTAAAGCATGAAGGTGTGCGGCATACAATATATCAAGATAGCATTGGCATCCCCACTATCGGTGTTGGACACAACCTGAATAAGCCTCTATCGAATGAGGCAGTTGAGCAAATACTTAAGGATGATATAGCTGATGCTAAGCGTGATGCTGAGTCATTCCCTTGGTTCAGCCGCTTGGATGATGTGCGACAAGCTGTAGTAATTGATATGCTGTTCAACATGGGGCTTAGCCGGTTCAAAGGATTCAAACGCATGATAAGCCACATAGCAGCAGGTACATACAGTGCAGCCGCATTAGAGATGCTGGATAGTCTATGGGCGAAACAGGTTGGTAAACGTGCAGAAGAGTTAGCAGAGATGATGCGTTCAGGGCAGTGGTCTGACGCCTAAGGAGTATTCGTTATGCAGTGGAAAGACTTAG